AGTAGGATTATCTATACAGTTTGACGGGTAAGGAGCTTAGATGGCCAACATTACTTCAAGGTCTTATACTTTTGATAAGAGCTTAGGAATAGATGAGATTATTGAAGATGCATATGAAAGATTAGGCATTCAAGGTGTTTCTGGCTATCAATTAAAAACTGCTAAACGATCTTTAAATATTTTATTTTCTGAATGGGGTAATAGAGGACTTCATTTTTGGGAAGTAAAAAATCAAAATGTTACTTTAGTAGATGGACAAGCTACATATAATTTTTACAGATCCCCGAGCGATGGTACTTCAGACGGTATTAATACAACATTAAGCGCTGGAATAAACGCAACAGCTACTACGATCGCATTGACTTCTGTTACAGGTTTTCCTGCTTCCGGTACTATTTTAATTGGTACAGAAGAAATTACTTACACATCAATTTCAAGTTTAAATCTAATAGACTGCGTTAGAGGAGTTAATGGTACAACAGCCGCTATTCACAATACTGATGATGCAGTTGCTCAGTCTCCAAGAGGAATGACAGATATTCAAGAAGCTAATCACAGAGTAAAATCAACTTCTGTTGATACACCAATGACTAGAATTAGCCGATCTCAGTATCAAGCATTTTCAAATAAAACAGATAAAGGTTTACCAACTCAGTATTGGGTTCAAAGATTTATTGATAGAGTTAGTATGACTTTATATTTAACTCCTGGTGCAGCTCAAGATGGAAACTATATTAATTTTTATTACACAAAAAGAATTGATGATGTTGGTGCTTATACTAATGCAACAGATGTACCTTACAGATTTATACCTTGTATGATTACAGGATTAGCATTTTATTTATCTCAAAAATATGCACCTCAAAGAACTCAAGAATTAAAGATGTTATATGAAGATGAATTATTAAGAGCAGAAGATGAAGACGGTTCTTCTAATTCAACATACATAGCACCTAAAATATATTACCCAGGTCTAAGTTAATGACTAGTTTTTCTCAAGGAAAGTTCGCTCTTGCAATATCAGATCGTTCTGGAATGGCTTTTCCATATAATGAAATGGTAAGAGAATGGAATGGAGCATTGGTCCATATATCTGAGTATGAACCTAAACAACCACAATTACAACCAAAACCAACTAATGCAGATCCACAAGCTTTACAACGTGCAAGACCTGCAAGAACAGAATTTCCAACAGAAGATTTTTTACCAGAAAATCCTTTTGTAACTACATCTGATACTAATTTAAAAATTAATTTTCCCAATGGTGAATTACAATTAAATGATCAAGTAAGATTAAGAAATATTACAGTGCCTGTTGGTGGAGTTGCAGTTCCTACTTTACAATTATCAACAACTTTAAATGGTGATATTACAGCAACAGCAGATTCTATTATATTAACAGATGGATCACAGTTTCCAACAAGCGGTTTTATTGTTGTTGAAAAAGTAAATAGCGATGGAATTTATGTAGACGAAACTATTAAATATACAGGAAGAACTACAAATACTTTGACAGGGTGTATACGTGGAACATCAGCTCCATATAGAGGAGTTACATTTGAAAATACTACAGCGGGTACACATGCAAGTGGAGCTAAGATTTTTGGATCTTATAAAGTTGCTTCTTTAAATACAACTCAAGTTGAAGGAACAGGTCAACCTAAATTTTCTACTCGATTTGATGGATTAAATGTAACATTAGTTAGTGCTGCTACAAGTAGCGAAACAGGGGGCGGTTTTCAGTGTACAATTGGACCCGTTAATGATAGAGCTTAATTATGTCAGGAGTTTCAAATTATTCGTATACCACATTAAAACAAGCTATTCAGGATTATACTGAAGTAGGTTCTAGTGTATTTACTACAACTATTTTAGATGGTTTTATAATGGCTGCTGAAATGAGAATTAATCAAGAGCTTCCTATGGATGCCGATAGATTTGTTCAAGAAAACAATTTTGTTATAAATAAAAATACTATTAACTCACCAGCTGGTGCATTATTTATTAGAGGGATTGAAGTATTTGATTCTACTACCAGCACTGAAGGTGATGGCACTTGGTTAGAAAAAAAAGATCAAACCTATTTATCAGAATACATAGACAGATTAACAGGTACAGAAGGAGATTTAACTGCTCAACCTGTAACAGGTCTACCTAAATACTATGCAATGTTTGGTGGGGCTACTGGTTTAACTGATAGCACTTCTGGAGGTCTATATATAGCACCTACACCTGCTGCTAACTATAAATTTAGAATTTATTATAATAAATACCCTACTGGTTTAGGCTCTGGATCGGATGGAAATTCACATACTTATCTAAGCAATTATTTTCCACAAGGCTTATTATATGCTTGTCTAGTAGAGGCTTTTGGATTTTTAAAAGGGCCAACAGACATGTTGACATTATACGAAACTAAGTATAAAAATGCTATACAACAGTTTGCAGGTATGCAACTGGGTAGAAGAAGACGAGACGATTACACTGATGGTACAGTTAGAATACCAGTCAAGTCGCCTTCACCGTAAACAAGGAGTAAAATATTATGGCAATAACATCGGCAATAACTAACACGTTCAAAGACGAGTTGTTGAAGGGAGGACATAATTTTAATACGTCCGCACAAACACCTGCAGGCAACGCATTTAAATTAGCACTATATACAAGTTCAGCAAGTATGGACGCAACTACAACTGTGTATTCAACTTCAAATGAAACTTCAAATGATGCAGGATCAGCTTATTCTCCTGGTGGAAAAGCATTAGTAAATAATGGTGTAACAGGAAGTTCATCAGCTACTACAGCTTTTGTGGATTTTGCAGATTTATCAGGTGGAACAGCTTGGACTTCAGCAACTTTTTCAACAGCAGGATGTTTAATTTATAACACAACTGCAGTATCAGGTTTTACAACTAATAGATCCGTTTGTGTTGTTTCTTTTGGTGGAACTAAATCAGTTTCTGCTGGAACATTTACAATTGAATTCCCAACAGCTAGTACGAGCGCAGCTATTATAAGAATTTCATAAGGAGTAAGTCCTTATGGCTGACAAAACAATTACAGTCACAGTCGGAAGCGGCACACAATATATTGTTGGTGGAACAGGTAATGTTTATTACTTTGATGGTTCTCAACCTGCAGCTAATAATGTTGATTGGGTTGTTGATGGTACAATAAGATTAATTCAATCTGATTCTAGTAATGATAATCATCCGCTTTATATTACAACAAATGCTAGCACTAATTTATCAACAGGCCAAGGCGCAATACAAACTTCAAACATATCTTATTATTTAGATGGATCATCAACTCAATCTGATTATTATAACACTACAACTTTTAATGCTGCTTCAGTTAGATACGTAGAATTTAAACTACCTTCTACTCAAAGTTATTGGTCATGCTGGATTCATGGAATTGGTATGGGTGGTTTTTGGGATGAGACTAGTCAAACATGGGGTGCTTTAAATTGGGGTGCTGGTGAATGGGGGGAGCAAGGTGATGCAACTGTTACTATATCAAACAGTTTTAATCTAACAACAGCTCTTAACGCAGCAGATGTAACAGCAAACCCTTCTCCAGGTTGGGGTACAGAGAATTGGGGAGAAAATGGTTGGGGTGATGTAACTGGTGGTACAGAAATTTTACCAACATTTACAGCTTTAAGTACAAGTGTTGGAAGTTTAACTACCGCAGTTGTGACTCCAGTAGTTATATCAGATAGCTTTAACATAAGTTCTTCTGTTGGAACACCAGATCTTAAATTTGATTTTGTTTTAACACTTAGTGAAAGTTTCTTAGTTTCTACAGCCCAAGGTTTATTAGATGTTAATGATGGATCTGACCAAGATGTTGGTTTAGAAAGCTTTAGTTTATCTACAAATGTGGGAACTATTGCTCCTAGTGATGTTGTAGGATTATCTTTAGATGAAGGTTTACAAACTAGAGTTGGAAACCTTTTAGATGAAACTAGAACAGACGTACCTTTAACAGCACCATCAGCTTTAAGTACAGCTGTAGGTGCATTAACAACCCCAGCAATGGCTGTCGGAATTACCGATAGCTTTAATGTAACAACTGCTGTAGGATCTATTGCTCCTATAGAGCAAACTGTAGGGTTAACTGGACTAAGTTTAACAGTAACTTTAGACTCTACGGAACTAGCAACTACTGGATATGTAGATGTTGACATGACCGTCAATTCAAACTATACAGACGTTAGGCATGTAAATCAGGCGTAGGAGAAAATTATGAGCTCAACATACAATTATTTAGGAATTGAACTAATGGCCACTGGCGCAAACGCTGGTACATGGGGAACAAAAACTAATACAAATTTAAACATTATTCAACAAGCTGCAACAGGATATCATTCACAGTCAGTAAGTTTAGCTGGAACTGGAGCTAACACAACTACATTAGCTATTACAGATGGAGATTCTACTTCTGCAACAGATAGTTTAACAAATGCTGCTAGAAATTTTGTTATAGAATTAACAGGAACTATTTCAGGAAACAAAATTGTAACTATTCCAAATGGCGTAGAAAAATTTTATTGTTTTAAAAATTCAACATCGGGTGCATACACAGTTCAAATTAAAGGTGCAAGTGATTCAGGAACTGGATATACATTTGCTACAACTGACAAAACAAGTGTTCTTTTATATATAAATGGTCAAAATGTAGTAGCTGTCTCAGATGCTACAGAACCAGGCGGTACAACAGGACAACTTCAATATAACAGTAATAACTCTTTTGGGGCTATTTCTGAAGGAAGTTCAGGACAAATATTAACTTCAGCTGGAGCAGGAGTTCCTCCGGCATTCGCAACTAGTACAGCAGTATCAACAGGAAAAGCTATTGCAATGGCAATGATTTTCGGATAAAAAACAAACGAGGAAATAAATTATGGCAAATCCAAATATAGTAAATGTCGCAACAATCAATGGTGAGTCGCAAGGACTTGCATTAGGAACAGGTGATTCAAATGTTATCATTGCAGCAATCAGTGCTAGTAAAGTAGTTAAAGTAAATAGAATTACAGTAGCAAACGTAGATGGAACAAATGCAGCAGACGTTTCTGTAAAAGTTGTAAAAGCTGCTTTTACTTCTGCAGCAACAGGTGCCGCAGGAAATGTTGGAACAATTTATTTAGCAAAAACAATTTCAGTACCGGCGGACGCATCTTTAGTGTTATTAGATACGCCAATCTATATGCAAGAAGGAGACGCTCTTCAGGGAGGAGCTAGTGCGACGTCTGATTTAGAACTTTTCGTATCATACGACGTAATAGCGTAGGGAGGTAATTAGCTATGGCAAATGGCGGAATTATCGGACCTGTAAATAAAGTATCAGGAAAACCAGCAACTAAAACAACAAAGATAGATGCTTCGGGTTGTCATACTCTCGAAAGTACAGCAACATCCGTAGATTTTATAGCAGTCGCTGCTGGAGCAGGTGGTGGTTCTAACTATGGTGGTGGTGGTGGAGCTGGTGGAGTTTTAAAAAGTTTTTGTAATGCATGTCTTGCAGCAGTTTCTGTAACAGGAGGAGGAAATGTTCCTGTAACAATTGCAGCAGGTGGAGCAGGTGGACCTCATCCTGGTGGAGCAGGATCTTCAGGTGGTGATACAACAATAGTTTTAGGTGGAACAACTTTTACAGCTGGTGGTGGCGGCGGTGGTGGACAAGGTGGTTCTTCAGGTGGTGGTAATGGTGGATCTGGTGGTGGTAAATCTGGTGGATCCGCAGGATCAGGAAATGCACCTCCAAAAACTGCAGCGCAAGGTGGACCTCAAGGAAATCCTGGTGGTGGATCTGTTCAAGGAGCAGGTGGTGGAGGTTATGGCGAAGCTGGTTGTACTGATGGATCAAGAGCAGGTGGTGATGGAATTGCAATAACAATTGGTGGAACACCTTATGCATTAGCTGGTGGTGGCGGTGGTGGTGGACCAACAGGTTGTGCAGGCGTATCTCCTGGTGGAGATGGCGGTGGTGGAAATGGATCATTAGCAGGATCAGGATCTGCTGGAACAGAAAATACTGGTGGTGGAGGTGGAGGTGGAAATAGTACACCTGACATTAATGGTAAAGCTGGTGGTAAAGGAACAGTAATTTTAACAGAAAATTTTACATG